CGGCTCCCCTTCGGCAACACCCCGTGTCCTGGGATCCTCGTCGGAGGTTCCCCGCGTCTTGGGATGCGTGTCCTTGTCTTTTGAAGTCATGGGAGTTCTCCCGCTAAAGAGCGACGGAAACAGACGCGGCGCTGCGCGCCGCGCTATCCGTTGTCAGGTAATGTCCATCACCAGTGAAGAGTTCAGCATCGTCGCGACCATCTGGCCGGTCGAGGTGATCGACTTGTAGAGCACGAAAATATTGTAAGGCCGTGCCGGAGTGTGGTCGCTTCTCCACTCGTCTTCCATCGCCATCAGGAAGATGCACTTCGGATCGAACCAGTAGAGCCTCTTCGAGAAGCCGAGATCATCCAGGGTGGGGTCGTATTGGACCTTGGTCCCGCCCGGCAGGATGGTGTCCCCGACCGAGATGTCCTGTGAGTTCGAGAAGCCGGTCATCGAGTAATAACCGTTGGCCCGACGCTCGATCATGAGGGCGTCGATGAACGCACTTCCGGCGAAGGCGATGGTGGGCTTGCCACCGTAGCGGATGAGCTGGAAATACTGGTGCTGGAGCGCCTGGAGAAGCGCGCCGCCATTGGCCGGATTCGACGTGACCGGGCCGCCACCGGAGACAGCGTCACCCGGCACCGTGCCGATCTGGGTCGCCATCGCCGCGGTGTAAGAGCGATTCCGCCACCAGGTGAAGCCGGTTGCGGCGGTCTGATCGAGCCCACCAACGACGCCGGTGCAGGGGTTCGCCTTGATGATGCTCTGTATGCCGGCGAGCGCTTTTGCGTCGGAGGTGCCGTCGCCCCACAACAGAGAGTTCATGGAGCGGGCGTATTGCTCCCCCAGCGAGAACAGCTTCTGCTCGAGGAGGTTCACGAGGACCGTCATCTCGCGCTTGGAGTGCTCGGTCGTCTTCTCGCCGTTGGTGTCCACCACCGAGATCCCATCGATCTTCAGCTCGGTGTGGGTGAGCGTCAGACCAATGTGGTGTTCGCGCCAGGGGAAGTTCGCCCGCTTGATGTTCGCCGGCGTGAAGAAGTTCACGGCGTCGTTGTGGGTATAGCCCTTGACCACGTCGTTGCCGGAGCCGTCGCCGTAGGCGCCGACCACCGCGAGAGAGATATTTCCCTTGCCACCCGGGAAAGTCTTTTTGCGACCTTCGAGGAGGTTGAGGAGCGGCTTTTCTTGGATCGTCTGATCGAACTGGCCGCCTTTGTTGAAGTAATAGTCGAGTGCAGAATTCGCGATTGAAGCGATTTCGCCTGCTGTGAATGCCATCGAGGTGCTCCGTCAGGGGGTTATGCCCTGCGTGCACGCTCCAGCCCTAGCATTGCTGCTTCCATCATGGAGTTGGGTTCCGGACGCGCGCCTGGTGCCGCAGAGCGGTTCATGCTGCTCGGAACTGCCCTGGTGGCCCGGGGAGGTGGCGCAAATTGTCGGAGCGTGTTGTTCGCTCGAGCATACGCTTCCTTTGCGATCTCGACCGCGTGCTCCGGCGTTTGCGGGACACCTTTTTCCCGAACGACGGCCCAGAGGAAATTCCGGACAGTCTCCTCCTTGCGCCCATAGTCCGGATCGGTTTGGCGGATCCCCTGCTCCCACTGAGCGACGGTTTGCTCAATGGACCTCGAGAGATCGGTCTGCCGCGTGTAGTCCTGCTGGGAACTCATCACCTGAGTGGCGCGCGTGGCGCGCTGCTCGGCTAGAGCCCTGGCATAACGGTCACGCGACATCTGTGCCGCCACCTCGTATCCCACGCGACCAGCCTGAACCTCGCCTTGGAGGTCTGGCGGCAGCGTGATCCCGAGTGCCTGAGTGGCGAGCTGAACGTAAGGCCCTACCCCGTTGAGGAAGCCCTGGAAGTCGCCTCGTCTCATGGCCGCGGCCAGATCGAGCGTGAGCTGAAAATCTTCCTTGGCGATGTCGTTCACCACCAGGAAGTCCCTCAGCGTCTGCGTGACCTGAGCCTCGGTCCTGTAGCCGTTGCGCTCCGAAAGCAGTTGCTCCATGCGGAGGCGGGTGTCTTTCTTGTAACCCGCAAGCTCTTCTGGAGTCGGATCCTTTGTGAGGTCGGGTCCCTTCCGCTCACCCTCTTTGGGCTCGGGTTCGGAACCATCCGCGCTTTCCGAGGGCGGCGATTCCCCGGTCGAGGGCTTCTCTCCATCGTCGTCTTCCGAAGGCTTGACGGCCTTCATGACGGCTTCGAGAAGCGTCTCCTTCGTTTCGCCTTTTGCCTCTGACGGGGAGGCGGCTACGTCGGGGGTCGTGCTCTCCGCGCCGTGAGTTGCCGGGGTATCGGCGACTTGCGGTTCTGGAGTGGTAGCTTCGGCAGGCGACGAGGTATCTGCCATTTACGTCGAAATCCCTTGGCCGTGTCCCGGCCGTGTCCCAAGATCAATAGTAAGAAAGTTTCTGTCAGGCAACCGCACGCCCTCCACTTGCGACGTGAAGCCCCGGCATTCCCATCGGACCGGGCGGTGGTGCGCCAGGTGCTTGCCCCGGTGGACGCTGCGCTCCGGGCGGTGGCCCCTGCGGCGCGTTACCCGCGCCCGCGGGCCCTTGCGCGGGCCCGGCTCCGGGCATGGGCGGGCCGGGCGGGCCACCCATTGCGCCGCCCGGCCCTTCCATGCCGGCGCCCATTCTCGATGCCATCCCATTCATGGCGAGGATGGACGGCAGCATGGACTGGAAAGCCTGGGTGATGTCGAGCTTGTCGTCCAGGCGCTTGATCAGTTCCTTGGCCAGGAACTCGGGCTTGATGCCCGGCAACTGCATGAGGAGCGGGAAAAGCCTTTCGGCGTTGGCGATCTCCTGCGCCTGATTGGGACGCCCGGTTGAACCCGCCTCGATCTGAAGCCAGAGTTCGTCCGCGATCTGCTGCTTGGACATCTCGGGCCACACGGCGCCTTCGCCGACCACCCGCTTGGCCGTGTCCACGGACACCTCCTGGAGGAGGATCTGGGACCCGGTCCTGGCGATGCCGGAGAGCATGTCGTCGATGTCGTCGATGTTCGAGCCCATCGCGGTCGCCCGAGACGCCTCGGCGATGTTCGACTGCGTCGCACTCGGACCCGATTTGGTGCCGCCGATATTCGCGTCCTGGATCCCGGACACGCGCATCATGTCGGTGAAATACTGCTCCGTCTCGTAGAGATTCGGATCGATGGGCGGGCCCCGGAACGCCTGAAGCAGATCGTCCACCTTCTGGCCTGGCTGAAGGCCATTCAGCTCGATGATGGCGTTGTCCGGATGGTTCGAGAGCTTCTCCAGATCCTCGGCGTCCAGTGTCCCGGCGCTGACCAGGGTCTTGGGCCTGGCGGCTCTCCGATGCTCGCGCATGCCCTGACGCGAACGATTATACTCCATCTGCATGTCCCGGATGAGCTTCACGTCTGAGGGCGGGAAGACCATCGTCTCGTGGTCAAGCTCGTTGAGGGTGAGCACGAACCAGGGCCAGAAGCGGTCGGTGTAGACCTCGGGCGCCGCGGGCTCCCGCAAGAAATCCGGGTAGCCGTCGCACATCACATAGACCATGCCGTCCTTGCGATTATAGATCTCCCAGATGCAGCAGGAGCGCCCGTCAGGACCTTCCTTCTTGTCGGTCCGCTGCGCCTTGTCCTGGAGAACCGTAAGGCCGTGCCTCGAGGACACGGTCACGCCGTCGTCCACGCCTTTGTAGGCCGTGTAGCTCTTGCCGACATCGACCTCGTAGATCTCCTTCACGTCGTTGGGCGACAAGATGTATTCTTGGCAGACCCAATCGGCGCCCAGGAACTCCCGCAGGTGCATGATCTTGGGATCGGGGATGATCGACGTGGACACCGGGAAGTCGAAGGTGAGGCCCTCCCGCACCACGATGTCGGTCTGCTTGGAGAGATCGTTCACCAAAAGCCGAAGTTCTTCCGCCTCGGGGCCGTTCTCGTCCACCTCGTCGTCATGGAGATCGGCGCTCAGTCTTTCGAGGGTGCTGAGCCTGTTCGAAATATCTGCAATGCGCGACTCGATCTCGGGGCGCTTCTCCATGACCCGCTCGAAGCCCAGCTTCACGTAGCTGACGCCGGTGGTCGAGGCGCGCCTGACCACCATTTTCATCATTTGTTTGAAGTCTTGAGGCAATGCCTCGATGTTCTGCCGGAACAGGTATTCGAGCGTCTTGGCGATCTTGTCGAGCTGCTGCTCCTGCTGCTTCACGCGAGCTGCGTCCTGCATGATCGGCAGTGCCGTCTGCTGCGCCATCTGTACTTGCTCGGGGGACACGGCCGGCGGCATGCCTGGCATTGTCGGCTGCGCCTGCTGGATCATCTGGCCGGCGGCCTGCTGAAGCGAGATCAAGGTGCTCTGGTCGCCGTCCCAGACGGTATTCATGATCCTTTTCCGGCGGTGTGCGATGAATTTCGGGTTCTTGGCATAGAAGAATGCCACCCGCTGCGAGATGATCCGCAACACCAGATTGATGGTGTAGCGCTCGTCCTTCTCCTCTTTCGACCACTGGTAGCCGGCGGCGAAGTCCTGGTCCTCCCGCATCTTCTCGAAGGCGGGACCCCAGTATTTCTTGGCGCGCTTGATCTTGTCGTTCCACTTGGTCACCAGCTCCTTCCTCTGGAGAGGAGGATCCGGCTTCTCCCGGTCCATCAGATCGTTGTTGCTCTTGTCCTCTTCCCGGTCCAGGCCCTCGAGCATGTCCAGAGGGACACCGGATCCGGTGGCGAGCGCCTGCTCGACCTGGGCCTGCATGGGGCTCATCTCAGCGGGCATCACCAACCTCCGGTTTTCTCAAGCGCGCGCTTGCGCTCGCGGGCCGAGTTCTCGATCACCCAGCCATAGGTGAGTATCCCCGGCTCTGTCTCCTTCTTGGGAGGAAGGCGCTGGCCACGCTGACGAAAGAGCCCGATCCCAAAGAGCGAAAGCGTATCGACGAAATCGTCGTGCGCCCCTTGCGGGAACTTCAGCATCTGGTCGTGTGCCTCTGCCCACCACCGGGTGAACCCCGGGAAGAGTATCTTCATCATCGCCATCCTGCCCTGAATGCTCTGGGCCCGCGTCTGCTTGTCCCCCACCGGCGTGACCTCGTCGATGGAGCAGAACACCCGCCGCTCGAGCATCCGCTTTCGCAGGAATGGACCTATGCTCTTCGAGATGTGACCCTTCTCGGCCCACCAAAACAGAGGGCGGTAGCGGTCCATCAGGTTGACCATGACCTCGACCACGAGCTGCGTGTCGGCCTGCTGCCAGAAGAGGTCCGGCTGAACCCAGATCTGGTCGTGATCGTCCACCCCGATAACCATCAGACAGCTCTTGTCGCGTCCCTGCTCCAGGGAAACGGCGTGATCCGAGGCACCATAGAAGCGGAGACGCTCCTTCGGTGGCATGTCCGCCACCCTGGCATAGGTCCGCATGGACACGGCCTTGAAGAAGCTGCCCTCTTCCGGGGTGGGCCGCCCCTGGTAGAGCGCCTGGAAGCCGCGGATGTCGGTTTCGCGGATATTGTCGAGGTAGTCCCGGTCGAAGCGCTCGGGCCACAGGGCCTCGCCCTCTTTCCGGCCGAGAATATCGTTCGCCCGGGCGATGGCGGGCATGTCGATGACCCGCCATTTCTTGGCTTCGCTCAGCGAGTAGCAGGAATTCTGCGGATCGGTCAGGCGGCCGATCAAATCGTCCTCGATCCAGCGCGTCTGAATGATGACGATGGCGCCGTCCTTGGTCATGAGCCGGGTTTGGATGACTTGCGTGTACCAAGTCCACAAAACCTCGCGAATTGTCGGCGAATCCGCCTCTCGGCGGTCTTTCGTGGGGTCGTCGATGACAATCACGTCGCCGCCACGCCCAGTGACGCCGGATCCGCGTCCCAGGAAGAAAAGAACCCCTCCTTGCTCCGTTTCGAGGCGGTCCACGCTCGCGGAGCCGGTTTTCAGGCGCACTTCGGGGAAAACTTGCTGAAAAAGCGGGTTTTCGATGAGGTCACGCACTGCCCGACCGTGGTCCCAGGCGAATTTTTCGCTGTAAGTGGCCAAAATGAGCGATTTTTCGGGGTTTCGACCGATAAACCAGGCCGAAAACATGTGCGAGGCCAGCCGCGTCTTCCCATGGCGGGGCGGCATGGTGATCTGAAGCCTCTTGTAGGTGCCTTTTTCGACCTCTTCCAAGGCTGCACCCAGGACACGGTGGTGTTTTGCCGGCCGATAGAGGCTTTGGGACACGTCGTCCTGGTAATCCGGGATCGGGGACATGAACCGGGCAAAGGCGACGAGGTCTTTCCGCGCCAGAAGGATCGCCTTCTTGCGCTCGAGGAGCCGCCTAAGCTCGGTCCGGTCGCTCATTTGTGCTTCTTGCCCTTTTTCCGGCTGTGCTCCTCGTCTTCGCCGGCTTCGGAGATGTCGGAAGGATCCCAAGGCTCTTCGGCCTTGTCGTCCTCCTCGGTCTTTTCAGCCTTGCCCTTGGTCCTGGACTTGGGCGCCGCCTTGCTTTGCGAGGGCATGGCAGTCCCAGCTCCCACCTCGAGCGCCGCGACCCGGGTATCGAGCGCCGCGATGGCAGCTTCGTTGTTGGCGACCCGCGCCTCGAGCGCCGTGAAGCTGTCCTGCACGTTGGAAGCGTCGAAGGGGATCCCGGCCACCGTCACGTAGACCGTGTCCCCGACCTGCCAGTCCTCGGCCGTGTTGTTCGTGATGTGGACATGGGAGAAATCCGGGTCCCAGGCGGCCGTGAACTGCTCCGGCGGCAAGACGGTGCCACCATGGACCACTTGCGTTTCGTCGGTCTTGTAGCTCGGCGGATCCAGGAACCCCGGCGTGGCCACCTCGGCGTCGCCGCCGATAGGAACCGCCTCGGGGAGGATCTGCGCCCAGGCATATGACTTTGCCGCCATGTCGATGCTCCTTTCAGGAGATGCGGACGGGAGAAGGTTTCACGCGAATGCCGCCGCCCTTCTTGGCTCTGGGGGCGGGCGGCCTGGAAGGAGGGGGCCGCCCGCCGATGGCCGGAGGGGGCCCACCCATGCCCGGGGGCCCGCCTGGTCCAGCCATGCTGCCCAGGCCCGGGGGCGAGCCGCCACCCCCGAGTCCCGGGGGCGGACCGCCAAGACCCGGAGGCGGCCCGCCCCCTCCGGCGATAGGCGGCATGGCCGGCGGCCCACCGCCACCCATTCCCATACCTCCACCACCGCCGGGATGCATGGTCAGGCTCGCCGGCGCACCATGCTGCATCGCGAGCCCGGCCAGAAGATGTGAAATTCCGCCACCGCCGCCACTGGGCGGGGGAAGGCCACCGCCACCTGGCGGGGGAAGAGGAAGAGCCATCTTAATTCTCCTATATCGGTTGAAGCGCCTTCTTCATCTTTTCGTAGTAGTCCGCGATCTTCGATGCCTGATCGAGGGCGTTGACGATCTTCCTGGCGTTGTAGGGGTCCTCCACGCCGGCTCTCGCATCGAAAAACTGAGGGAGCCCCACTCCGGTGAACCACCCGTGGATCATGCCATCGTAGAGAACGAGGGCGCTCGTCTCGTCCTCGAGCATCCGGTGCGGATACTGATACATCGGGACATTGAGGCCGTAGCGCTCAGCCAGGAATTGCTCGCCCTTCGCGTAGTTGTCGGCCCAGGTGAGCTGCACGTGTCCCCGCCCGTAATAGCAGTTCCCGTAGTCGCCCGCCGGCTCGCCGTAGGAGTGCCCTTCGCCCTTCCCGTATTCTTCCAGAGGCACCATCTTCTGGGCCGTCTCGTGGAACACGGTCGCGAGGCAGTAGGCGAACCAGTAGCGCTGATCCTCGGGGTATTTCTCCTCGAAGATCTCTTCCCAGACGTCGAAGAGATACTCGGTGCCGCCGACCTGCTGCGTGGACAGCGAGCCGCCGAAGAGCGACTTGCGGACGCTGTCGAAGAAGAGCTCGCGGTCATAGGGCATCAGGGGTTCTCCCGCAGCATCTTGCCGATGTCTTCGCACTTCTCCTGCACGGTGATGAAGGTTCGGTTGAGCATGTGGACGACACATCCCGCAGGGGTGAGCGTGCCGCCTTTTCGATTGTAGGCGAGGGTCGAGATCTGGTCGCCGTTCACCTCGATTGCCTGACCCGAGAGCAGGTGCAGGATGATGAGCTTGAAGGCAAAGGCCACAATGTCGCTCATCGCAATCTCATCCTCGGGGACATGGCGATCTCGGCGATGCCGGCGATGACGTTCTCGGAAATCCCGTTGCGAAGGGTTTCGACGGCGGCTCCCGTCTGCCGGGACTGCTGGGCGTTCTCCACCAGGAGCATGGGCAAGACCGCGATGGCGCAGTGCCAGTTGTCGATCAGCTCCTCGCTCTGCGGGTTCTTGCCGATGAGCCGGGTCCACCAGGGGCATTTGTGACAGACGAGGGACACGTCCTTCCTGTGCAGAGGACAGACCTGGCCTTCGTTGGCGTGCGGGACTTGCATCAGTTTTTGCTGCACAAAATGAGATCGATGTACTGGATCGCCATGGTGATCGCGTGGTTGTGTCCCTGGCCGCCGGTGTTGGTTGAGGTCGCGGTAAGGGTGACGGTGCCCTGGGCGTTGTTGACCTGACCGACGCTCGAGCCACCGCCGAGGACGGGCCCGATATAGCCGCTTCCGGCGCTTTCGTTGATCGCGCCCCAGCCCGCCGGGCACACGGGAGCGTAGTCGTTGACGCTGCCGCCAAAATAGAAGGTCGTGTTGGCGCTGGTGCCCGTGGACGAAATGCCTGCCGGGAGTTCGCTCAAGGTCAGGGCGTGCGAGCCGACATTGGCCTGGGCCATCACTGTCGAGAAGGGGTTAGTGCCCCCGGACACGCCGCCAGAGCCAGAGACAACACGGAGCGCCTTGTCGTTCTGGGTGGTGAGCTTGGTCCAGCCGGACGGCGCCGCTGCTTGCCAGAACAGCATCACGGTGCCGGCCGGCACGCTGGGCGCCGGCGGTGCCCAGCTCGAGATGGCGTTGTCCACATACTGCTTGGTAGCCGGCTGAAGATTCGCCGCCGGGTCTGCCGCCAGCGTGAGCGGACCGGTCAAGGTTCCCCCGGCAAGTGGTAGATAGCCGACTATGGGATCGGCCACGGAGGTGACCTTGTCCCATTGCGATGTGTTGAAAACCCCCGGCGGGATGGTGGCCTTGGCCCGGAAAAGATTGCCCCCTTGCACCACATAATTGCCGGCTACATAAGTTGCCGCGGCCGAGAAGAAACGGACCGCGACGAGGTCGATGGGATTCTTGGAAGAATCGATGCAGCCGAGCTGGAGATCGGCCCAGTTCGTGTAAAGCTCGCCCGGGGCCCGTGTCCCCGCCGCCGGGCGGTTCCCGCCGACGCTTGATCTGATGGCTTGAACGCGATTAACGGTCATATGACCCTCGTTTCAGCCGCCATGTGGCGGCTACCCCATGATGTTTCCGGAGAGCTTGCAGTTGACGCCGGCGCCGCCCCAGGTTCCGGTGCCGGCACTTACATAGCCGACTAAAGTCGCATAGTGGACGGCAGCTTCGGACACGCTCCGGAACTCGTGCAGGCCGAGCGGCATGTAGCCGGTGCTCTGGGCGCTCACCACGGCGTCCACGGTCACCCCGTCGATGCCGATGCCGGTGTTGTTCGAGCCCGTGGTCGAGTTGAAGGTCGAGCCGTTCGCGCCGATCCGCACGATGTCGTCGCCCCAGCACAGGAAGTTGCAGCGGATTTCAGAGTTCAGCTCGACCGCCGTGGCCGAGGCGGTCGTCCGGGCGGCGGTGAAGGCGCTCAGGAGCCGCTTGCGCTGGCGGTTGTACCAGGAGAGCACGGTCCGGGTGGTGTCGCTATCCGTGATCGCCGAGGCATTGGTGTAGAGCATGCCCACCAGAGAGCGGGTGTCGTCACCGCTTTTGATCTGTGTCCCGAAATTGCCGGCGGTCGTGCTCGCGGCCCGGCCCGTGGGCGAGAAGTCGAGAGCGAGCGTGCCGCCATTGTCGAAAACGTAGACGTAATAGAGAGTTGTGGCGGCAAGATTCTGGTTCGCGACCCCGTTCACGAAGGTTGAATTGCCGGCAAACAAGTTCGTGGCCGCGACCCCGGCCGACGGGATCCCGTAATGCTTGCCGTTAATCTTCACCATCGACCCGTTGTAGGTGGCGAAGGTCACGCCCGTGGAACTCGAGGCGATGAACCGGCCCTGGTTCAGGAACGAGGACACCGCATTGTGGATGGTGACCGGGCCGCCATTCGAGGCGAGGTTGGCACCACCTGTCGAGTTGGCTCCCAGGAACACCGTGCCGGAGCCCTTGGCATCGACTGAAAGGCCCTCATTCGTGGCGCTCGACGTCGCCTGGATCCAGGAGCCGTTGCCGGTGGCCAGCGAGCGGATATTGATGCCGGTCACGCAGTTCGCGTCGTTCGCCTGGACGTTCAGGCCGGGGTTCGTCGCGCCCTGGCGGCCCACGGAAAGCGCGCCGACCGAGTTCGAGGTGACCGTGACGTTGCCGATGACAGCCGCACTGTTGCCGACCGAGAGCGAGGTGAAGGCCGCTGCTGCCTGAGTTACGCCGCCGATCACCGTGCCGTTGATGGTGCCGCCCGTGATCCCGACGTTGTTGGCGTTCTGCACCGACATGGTGCCTTCGCCGAGCACGGTGCGCGCCGCGGCCGGGCTCGAGGCCAGCATCAGGGATTGCCCTGTTGCTGTCGCATCTGTGATCTGGGCCACGGTCGAAGCGCCTGCTCCCGCAGGCCCCTGGGCTCCCTGCGGGCCGGTGTTCCCGGTCGGCCCCTGTGGCCCCGCCGGCCCGGTAAGTCCCTGGGGTCCCGTGCTTCCGTTGGTGCCCGGCGCTCCCTGCACACCCTGCGGTCCGGTGTTCCCGATGGGCCCGGTCGGACCCGCCGGTCCGGTCGGCCCGGCCGGTCCGGTAAGACCCCTCGGACCCGGAGGACCAGCCGGTCCGGCGGGGCCTGC